GCTCTCAAGCTCATTTATCCGAATCATTGGAGCCTTTTCTATGTCCTGATCCTCTTCTGGTACATAAACCAGGAAAATGCGCGCACTGTCCACAAAAGATGAAAGAGTTTCGTTTTCGCTAAGAAGCTTTTCAACTTCCTGAATTGGCAGCATCATAGTCCCAACTCCCTTGCGTAAACCTCTTGGACTTTTCGCAAGACGATATCCGCATATTCATTTTCTGTTCTCTCAATGAAATGCTGCGGACGCTGTTTGATCGTCCCGAAGTTAGAAAAATGAAGCCGGGAAGCCGTTTCTTTTCCATAGCCCGCACTGGCGTAAATCTCTCCGTCTTCCCTGGGCTTCGAGTAGACCACATTGTCTTTCATGTGCGTTTTGTGGCCGTCGTTTCGTCCGATAGGCGTATTTCGTTCCAGACCTTCCGCGAAAATGGCCGTGCCTGCCTGAACGGCAGCTTTCGCAGCCCTCACCTTTTTCCTCGAAAGCTTGTCTAGCTCTTTTTCGATGTTTCTTGTTCCGTCGTCCTGGCGTGCCATTAGCTCACCTTCTCCGCTAAAACATTCATCAGGTCTTTTTTCTGAGAGTTTGGGAGGATGTCTTTTATTTCGAACAGTTCATCATCGTGAAGAACATACATGTTGTTTGTTACTTTCTTGATCTGCTGATAACGAATAATGAAAGTGATACTGTTTTCCAAAAAGGTGCCAGCCGTTGAAAGCTTTTCTCTTAACTTTTGTTCTCTCACCTCGGCCCAGCAAGAAAATAAGGGCTCAACCAGCTCAATATTTTCCCCGGATTCCGGGTCCTTCCCGTTTTTCCTCGTAACAAAGGAAATGCGTGTATTGAGCCGGCTAAACTCCATACTTGTATGCCCCTCTGAACTGCTGTATAAAATTTGTTACACCGAAAGGGATTTCCTCAAGGGCTTTGTCAACGGAAGAAACGCGCTGCTCATACCATGCCCCCACCAAGAACATGACCGCCATATCAAATTTCGGATTATCTTTGAAAAAATCTTCTCGATCTGGTGAAAGCGTGACCGCATCCTTGATGTAATTTTCTGCAGCATCTTTTAACTGCTGAATTAAACGATCGTCAAATTCGTGATCGATACGCATAGCAAGCTTTAAATCGTCAAGCGTCATCTCGTCACTCCTTCCCAAACAAAAAAGGGACGCTATGAGGCGTCCCAAGCATTTTTATTATTCGGTTGTTTTTGGTTTCAGTTCGTCAATTTGAGCTTGGAGATTATCTAAAACCGCTTTGACTTCACTGTTTAAGTTAACTATCATGACACTGCCGGTGCCAATGTTGTTACTTCTGACAATGTTGTCACCAAGCATTTCATGAGTGATGCCTTTTTCTTCGATAACGGCCGGATCACCTTTGTCCCCTTTCGGACCTTGGGGTCCTGGCTCTCCCTGGGGACCTTGTGGGCCAGTATCTCCTTTATCCCCCTTGTCGCCTTTTGGACCTTGGGGCCCCTGCGGCCCAGGTTCCCCCTGCATCCCTTTGATGTACAAAGGATTTTCTTCGCTGTTGCCTTTCAAGTAAACGGGCGTTACCGGTTTGCCCGTGCCGTCGTCCTCTGCAGAAGTGTACACGCCGTTACTTTGGTTTAGAAATTGATCTGCCATTATCCCTCATCCTTTTCTATTTTTTATTTTCCAACGTCGACTGCTTTTTCTTCGGTTTCTGCTGCTGGCGGATTGATTGTGACAAAGTAACCAGCTTTTCCATCTGCCTTTTTAACATCAAAACGCACAGCAAGAGATAGTACTTGTCCATAAACTTCATTTTCGATCCATTTAGCTGTAGCATCCACACGATTTGCAAACAAAACAGCCCTTTTCAAGTCACCGATAAACATGACCGCGTCGCCTGACTTCGTCCCTAAAACTGTGTCATCCACAACTTTGACCTGGCTGCCAAACAACATTTTGCCTGTTGGTGTTGAAATGTCCTGGCGTAAAATATATTGGCCGTTTTTGTCTTTTAAGGTGTCAAGAAATTGGAATGCCGAGGCTGTGGCTACGATATTACGGGCATAGGCTTGCTTTAAGTCCACATTAAAAATATGTTTAATCTCATCCGTTCCCGTAACTGTTTTCTTAGGGAAAGAGCGAAGAACCTCCGCAACTTTTGCGTTTTTAGTATTTCGTTTAACTTGCTGCAGATGATTGGCCACAAGTGCGGTTAAATCGATGCCTGAATCGTCAATCGCTTCTTGTGAAATAGGCAATTGACCGCGATATGTGTCAACTTTCCACTCCACTTTATTGAATTTTGGTTTCGCCAGCTCCGGGTTTTTCTCCAGTTCGGCGACAGATACCAGACCGGTATCCGCGTTTGCAAGCACCGGATAAGTCCCGGACGCCGTCGTCACATTGACGTTATTGACGATCGCCGCTAAATCTACAACGTCTTCCGGCTCTTGCTGTGGTTTGGTGATCACATCGATTGGAATAACCGCCTCAGCCCCATCCGATTTTAGGCCGTCTCGTGTCTCACCTTTAGATCGAAGAAAGGCCTCAAAGGCTCTGACTTCTTCCTTCCCTTGTCCAGGTAAAATTGCGCGATATTCGCCGCCAGGTAGTGATCTTTTCTCCTCGTCGTCGTCTTCTTTACCGCCAGCTGGCGCAGGATTCTCCGGCTTAAGCCCGGCTAACTCTTCATACTCCGCAAGCTTTTTCTGCAGGGTGTCAAGCTCTTCTTTCATGGAGGTAATTTCACCTTTCAGAGCTGTAGCTTCGTCCAACTTGTCTTCCTCTGCTCGTTTTTGGGCATCTGTGATTTTTGTATTAATGGCCGTTTGTTTTTTAATAATCTGTGATCGTAGTTCCTTAATTTTTTCAGTTAACATGTGTTTGCTCCTTTTCAAATAAAATAAGCACCCGATTTTCGAGTGCTTTTACAATCCGATTTTTAATAAATCCAACTGCAACAGCAGCTTTTCTTTTTCCGGATTCCGGTTTCTTTCCTCGTACTGCTGTAAATTCCGTTTTGCAATTGTCACGTCAGTGTCTTCATAAGCTGGATAAGTGACAACTGAGACATCCGTCAATTTAGATATGTTCCGCAAACTGCGCAACGGCAGGCCAGTTTCCTGATCTCGCGTAAAGCTGTCCCCGCCTTTTCCTAATAGGAAGCCGAAAGAACAATTCGAGATATTGCCCAGCCTGATATTCTCATATAGATCATTCGCGTATTGTGTATTCGGCAGCGTAATGTCAAAGCGTAACCCGACATCATCGACATCGAGTTTGAGCGTGCCGGCAGAAACCCGGCCAAGAATTTTAGAAGGATCATGATCGATTAGCGCCCTAACGTCGCTCAAATCTGTATGATCCAAAGCCCGTTTGTCGATCATTTCAATGAATCCGCCCAAGTTATGGCTTCGGGTGCCGAATTTCAAAGCGTACCCACTGATAACCTTGGGGCCGTCTTCTTCTGTATGAGCTTTTAAAGCCCCGCCCTGCTGCGTTCTGATCTCTACATCCTTAGACATCCCCCTCACCTCCTTTACCTGCTGACGGGATAGGCAGAGCCTTTGCTTTTGCTTTCTGAATTTCGTCCATCAATTCGATATCAACATAGTTCAAACTCATAAAACGTTTATCACCGTTTGGAATAGGTGAGAAACCATATTCGGCCAGCGCATTGTTAAGTGAAAAAATGCCGTTTTGCAGAAGCGCGATGACATTTTCCCGTTTTGTTTTCGCATCCGTTTCCCTGAATCGCCTTGTATCGAACTGGAATTTCGTTGTCAAATTCAAAGGATACGGCAACATCTTAAAGTTCAACTCTGAGGCAATAGCCACAAAGTAATTGGATAAGGTATTCGTCAGATAGTCCAAGTTTGCTTGTTCAAGCGATGTGTTCACCTGCTCGATCCCCAATTTGTGAGGCGGCAAACCAAATACTTTTGCAATTTGTTTTGTGGAATGTGTGTAATTATTGACGATTTCAAGAATCTTCGTATTGATTTCAAGTTGTTTGAATTCCTCATTATCGCTGAGAACAACAACCCGCTGCTGATTTCTGGCCCCTGAATTGGCTTTTTCGAATTCGTTGCGAATGTTGTCCTTTGCCTCAGGGGAAAGGTGCCCCTTTTTGATATTTACAATACCGCTTAAATTCGTGCCCCTTCTGAAAAAGTCGGTAACAAGGCGCTTGCCCGCCTCCTGGCTTTCAACTTCATGCTTGAGACTGTATAATGGCCCGACCCCGGTTATACCATCAAGGCTAAAAAATTTAATATGCAAAACGTTTTCAGGCTTTAAAGTCCTTTCCTTGCCGCCGGATGGATAATACCGGTAGACTATTTCATTACGGTCTTTCAGCTGTTCAGCATAAACTTCACTGTTCAATAAATGGATCAGCTCCAAGGGGGTACCCTCGCTGTCCCTTCTGATTTCAGCATAGGATTGCCCGTTTAATAAGGCATTAGCAACGAGAATAAACTTGAAAAAGTATCCTGAATAGTATTCATTGGGCTTTTCATTCAGTAGCCTAAACAAATCGGATTCCTTTTCCTCGACCCCGTTTTGTGTAACCATGATCGGAGATGCCGCAATATCTGACGCGAGGGTAAGAACGGCCGTGAAAACATCACTATTTTTAATTGCATTGACGGATGTGTAGTACAATCCATCAAGCCCTAATACTGCATCAATAAACTGCCTTTCTCCCCTGCTCATTTCTCCATCACTCTGCTTATTCATAGATCGAAAGAATGCCACTCAATTACCTCCCTTCCTCTTTAGGGTTTAATAAAATGGCAATGAGGACGAGGAATAAGCCTGTCATCATTAACCCGGCAACTGAATGAATTATATAGACTGCATAATTAATCACAAACAGCCCAGCCAAAAACAAAAGAGTATGTAAGTTTAATATGATAAACTGCCATACTCTCAAGAAAAACGTATTGATCTTTCCGATTTTCATTTCGTCTCGCCCTCCCTTGCTTAAAGTGTGAAATTGCCGCTTTCATAGTAGCTATTCCAGTCAAAATCATCAGAATAGTAATACATGGCTTCAAAATGCGCTGTTATTAAAGCGACAATAGGGTCAATCTTTTCTCGGTTCTTTTCCTTATCAATTCTGATTAAATCGTTAAACTCTTTGACGATTGCATTATTTACGGCAATCGTTAGTAAAGGATTATTGGCATGAACAATCCTCTTATCATAGACACATAGTCTAAAATCCTTTGATGGTGGCGATAGTCTTTTGGCTCCCTGTCCCACCTCGATCAAAGGGTATTCTTCAAGCTCATTCAACAAGAGAGAAATAGCATGAGGGTCATAAAGGATTCCTTTCACATTGAGTTTCTGGGTCTTAATTCGATTTTTGATATAGTCGAGGACTTGTTGTTGATTGATAATGCCCGTGTCTTTATCTGTTATTGTGCAATACCCACGTTCTGCTAGGCCCCTATAATCAATTTTATCTCGGCTGATTTTAGCATCTAAGCCGCCTTTCGTCCCCACAAAAGAATGACTATCTACAAAATATCGTTGGCGTTCATCATTCAACGGAAAAATAAATGATACCGCTGCTAAATCATCCGATCGTGCCATATCAAGCCCTATATAGACGTCTAATCCCTCAAGATTAGGCACTTTATCGGTGCCGCATTGATTCCAATCATCTATAGAGATAAAGCTTTCTTCGCTTGCTTGCCGCCAAACATTAAAATTTTTTACATATAGAGCATTTAAATTGTGCTGCTCTTTGGCTGCAACTAAATCCAGCTTTAAAGACTCCATGATCGTTTGACCAATTTCAGGATGTTCTAAAATAGGATTTGATTTGATCCATGTTTCTGGAAGCTCAGCCTCTTTTTCAACATCATCCTGTTCATAAATGGCGATAAAATAATCATCCATTTTCCGCTCTTTTTTCAATACTCTTTTGAGCATTTGAATTTCTTTATACATCGGCACATTAGGATTTAGACCTGCCGTACTAATGATTGCAAGCAGGCTGTTTTCCAAAGCGATCTGACCTGATTTTAAAACATTGTACATTTTTAAGTCTTTGCTTTCGTGAAACTCATCAATAATAGCAACCGTTGAGGCAAACCCGTCCCCAGTGGACGTATCAGAAGATATAGGATAGGCTGTGCTGCCTGAAAATAAGTCCTTAATTTCAGCATCCTTAATTTTCACTCTTTTTTTCATAGGTTTAGAGCCCTTTGCCAATGACCGGATTTGATCTTTCATATACTCAAATCCAAGTTTGGCCTGCTTCAAGGCATTCGAAGCAAAAACAATTTTTCTGTTTCGTTTCGGGGTTTCACACAAGAAAAGTTCATTCGTTCCCATTGTGGAAATAATGAAGGTTTTCCCGTTCCTTCGAGCCATAGAAATCATCGCTCTTTTAAAACGGCGATTTCCATTATCCTTTCTTTTCCACCCGAAAATACTGCCTATAATCCATTTTTGAAAACGTAGTAATTTCACTGGCTCTCCTGTTTCTGGATTAGGCAGAATTTCAGTAAAATCTATTCTTGTGTTTGCTTCCTCAACATCAAAATAATACATAAAGGTGTGTAATTTGGATTTTTCTAAATCCTCAAGATGCCGCTTGCAGGCAAGTATAATAAATTCCCCCGCAACGATTTCCCCATTAACAACCGCCCGGGCATATTCAGTTACATGGTCAATCATTGTTACCCCGGCGTTTCATAAATTTTGTAATTGGGTCCTCTTCTTCTTCGTCATCCCCAAGGCCAACAAGTCGCAACCTTGAGTCCAGGGAAAGTCCTAACTGACCTGCAATTCCACGAATCTCTTTTGACATGCTGTTCAAGATATCGACGGATGGGTTTTTCTTTTTGACCGGAAAACCTTTGCTGTTTATTTCCACGATCGTTTGACCGTTTTCGTTAATGTCATTCAGCGCGATCCTGTATTGAGCGTAACTATTGCAAAACAGAGCAAAGAGTGTCCTGTCTAACTCTGATATCGGCAGCTCGCTAAGATACGGGTATATCCTTTCCCATTCGTTCTTTGCCATCGTTGAAAGCCAGTAGGGTGGTTTCTCTTGCAATGGCGTAAAACCTTTTAATTTTTCTTCCTGTTGCTTCCGTTTCTGCAATTCTTCTTTAGATATTTGTCCTTTTAATGTTTCTGTCATTTGTTTTCGTCTCGCCAATAAAAACCACCACCTTTCAGCGAATTTCCGCACTACTGTTTTCAAACAAATGAACACATAACAAAAACGCCGGCCAACTTATGTGCGACAAGGGACCAAGCGCAAAGAACACATATTCAAAAACGGCTCAAAATAGTGAAAATCAAATTTTCATTTCAACAATTTTTACGAAGATGAGGGGGCGCCGATGTCCTGGAAATAAAAAAGCCCACCCCGTTCATTGTCGGGGGGACTTAATTATCTTTTTTTAACTGATATTGAAGTTTGTACCCTTCAAGCTCCCAAATTTTATCTTTTATTTTCTCAAGACAGATTTTAGCTCCAATGTTCTCATCATAGTTTTTTGGATCAACACAAGCTGAATATTCCACAATGACGAAACCGTTTGGAAGAACACATGTAACGATTGTGCATTTATCAAAAACCGTTTTCACATCCATAGTTGATTTACTAATGATCTTCTCTACTTGTTCTTTAGTTACAATATTTTGAGTCATTCCCTTACACTCCTTTTTTTAAATGTCACCTGGTTATGATGAAACTGACAAAGCACTTCAAGGTTGTTTAAATCAGTGCGCTCTATATCGTCATGGAATACCTCTCTAAGCTCTTTATGCTTATGATGAACCACTAACCTATCAGACTTGTTTAAACGTCCCTGTGCGGCGCATATGGCGCAATGATAGTTACTTTCTCGTAGTTTCTGTTCCCGCAATAACTTCCACTCTCTTGAATGATAGTAAGAGTAAAGATCATTATTCTCCCTGTTGTATCTCACAGTCTTGTTGTAATGCTTGTCAGCATAGCCCTGGTGTTTCTCACAATACTTCTGTGCCCAATCAACATACTCGCGGCAGCCTGGCGCGTTACATCTTTTTAACGGCACCTTACAGCCCTCATTTGAACCTCGATAATTCCCTTTGCTGTATCTATAATTTCTCTCTGTTCGGATGTGAAATTATAAATCGGCAAGTCATTCAAAGCATTTAAAATGTCACCATACGTATAGCAATTCTTTTTTAACTCTTCAATAAGTTCATCTGCTGCTTTGTTACGAGCATCTACAAATTCCCTTGGTTCTACCACATTCATGAGATTTTTCAACAACTCATGCTTTTTCCTTGCTTCACTCATTCTTACCCCTCCCATTTTTCTAAAGCTTTTTCACCGACCGCCAGTTCCTTCGTCTCAACTGCTAGTGCCTTATCGGGATCGTTACCATGCTTGATACGAATATAGGTAGAACCAACCTTATCGGCTCCCCCTGTTCGCCACTCGAAATCTATTGCAATACGATTGGTAATCTTCTCACCTTTGTAGAAAACACGTGGGACTGAATCAATATCATCAAGCTCAATTTGTAGCAAAGGTTGCTTATTCAGCGGTTCTGCTTCCAGATTATTTAAATCGCCTTTTGGAATAGACCCTCCCTCGAGAAGTACAGTTCCCCCATGTTTGTAGCCAACATAATTCACAGCTTCTCTTATAGCGGATAATGAGTCTGGCTCTTCCCTCACAAATCCTGTTAACAGCACACCAAGCTTATGAAGCCTTTTAACAGCATCCTTTGGTATGCCTTCATCACAAACGACATTATAAAGCCCATCGACTTCTGATCCGTCTACATATCCAATAATATTAAGGTCCGGATGTTCTACCTGGTAACATCTCGCTATCTCTCTTTTTGTCAGGACAGGATAATTATTCTTTCTCGCAAACTCCAATAGGGCAGTTGTTTTACCAACACATCTTTGCCTCGCTCTTACATAAATTAGTTCATTCTTTTCAGCAGCCTTTTCTAACAACTCTAAAATACTCGTATGCGCTAAATTCAATCCAAACATGCTTCTACCTCCTTTAAGAGCTCCAATCTTTCCTTCCGATTTGTTGTTTCCGCCCAATTATTAAACTCCTGAATTCCTATGTTCACCCGTTTTAAATGGAGTTCCTTTTGTTTCTCATTCAATTCAATTTTTCTCCGGCTGACTTCAATATCATAATTGATTTGTTTTAAAAGTAGCTCTTGTTCAGTACGCCAGGCTTTAAATTGTTTGACGTACAATTCATCCTCTGACAAGGTCAGTCCCCCTTTTGTTCGGTGAACAACTCACGTATTTTCTTTTCAGCTTTTGAAAAGCTCATTTCCTGTTCACCCGGAAAATAAAAGCTGCCTTCAACTTCAGCGGATTTAAAACGAACGGTGGCTTTTATCAAAAACCCATAGGTTTCAAATCCCATTATGCTCCCATCACTAAATAGGGTTTCTCCTTTTCTCTCAATACTTTCTATAACGACTTCCATCCGTAGCCCTCCCTTAAATAAAAAGCGCCCTCCCGTTTGGGAAAGCGTTTGGATATATTCTTTCTAAACCGGGCCCACACTCAGAGGCTCTCATTGGCCGCCAATCGTTTATTCTGAGATTCACTGGAACCCGGTTTACAGAGAATATAAAAAAGCACCCAAATGAAGGGTGCAAACAAGGGGTAATTCTCGATGTATTTTATTTTATGCAATAAATCACAAAAAATAAACTTGTCTACTCGCTTAATACCATAATACATGGTTTAAACAAAAACAGAGTGCCAACGTTGTGCCATAATTGTGCCAAAATCATTCCTTATTTTTTAAATAAAAAAAGACGCCTTGAAAGACGTCTTACTGAGAATTCAAAAAAGCTTCTAGTTTCTGAGTGATTCTTTGTTCATCGCTCTTCACCAGATGTCCTTTATAATTATCGATTTGATCCTCAGCTAAGAAAATCAATTTTGAGCATCTTGCTGTTGACGGTTTTGTTAAACCGCATTGTCCCCAATATTGAATAGCTATATCGTATTTATCATATGGTCGAGGACTGTGTTTTGTAACTTTTATAACGAGGTATTCATCTTCTACTTTATCAACTATTATGCAGGGCCTATCCGGCATCAAGTCATTGGGATCTTCCTCTTTTGGGAGAGTAGCATACCAGACTTCGCCTGGACTTGGTGTCCGATTTCTCAATCTAGTTCAATACTAAAGTTTTTGTTTCAGAACAATCATTTCTGAAACTGTTGGTGTGCTCATCATCTTCTCTCCAAGCGTCGCCCTTTTCGATAACTGTAAGACCATCCTCGTTACGTTTAGTGTTTCTTTTTGCGATTTCAATTAATTTAGAACGGTGAGTGGCTGCTAGTTGCTTTAACATTTTCCCCAGCTCCTTTTTCATACGTATCCCTCCTTCTCGTAGGGTAAAACGTATGCTCTTTGCTTCTTAATTATAACCATCTGATAGTTGGCTTTTCAATGAATTCTTACTGAAAAGAGCAAATTTCATCGTTTACCCTATTTGTCAAATTGTTTTCTTTCCCCCTTTTTATGCAATTTACCCACAATATCCACGAATTAACCATATCTTATATTGTGTCCAATTCAACGAAACGCGGAACCCTTTGCCCTGCATAGTTTCAAGCCATTTTGTCAAAATGAGTTGGACACTTTCTCGTTATGGTTAGTTCGTTAAAATAGGCAGAAAAAAACTCATCCGTTTTGAAAACAGATGAGCTTATAAGCTGAATGCGTCCATTGTTTGGTCCATTGTGTCTTGAGTGATCCCGATATATCGAAGCGTGACGTCCGGGCTGGAATGGTTGAATATCTCTTGCAGCAGAGCCACGTCTTTGAATTTTTTATAGTGCCAATAACCGAACGTTTTTCTCATGGTGTGGGTGCCGATCCCATCAAGTCCGACGTATTCCGCCGCCTCTTTCAATATGTTGTATGCCGTGCTTCTGCTGATTGGTTTGTTAAGCCCTTCTCGGCTCTTAAACAAAAATTCCTGGTCATCCTTGTCTTTAATGTAATCAGCCAGGGCCTTTTTTAGGGCCTTATTTATTTTGATTCGTTTCTGCTTGCCGGTTTTCTTCTCGCGTAAATCGATGTACATTCGTTTGGCGTCGCGGACTCTTAAACGAAGTAAATCGGATATACGCAAGCCAGAGTTTATGCCGGTGACGAAAAGCAGATAGTTTCTTTCACTCCGTTCTCTCAGGAATTTCTTAATATAAAAAATCTGGTCCTTGTCTCGGATAGGCTGCACAAAATTCATTATGAAGCACTTCCCTTCACGTACACTTCCTCTTTCAATGCAAAAGCCAGATTGTAAAAAGCGCGCGATTTTATCCGGAAGTATGTGCGCGGGCTTAACCCGATTTCATTGTAAACCTCATAATCAAAACGGTGATCTTGGGACATATACCTCATGATGATGATCTGCCGTTCATTGGCTGGCAAGCGATTCACGGCCTTTTGAACTCTTGCCAGAAAGGCATTTCGTTCTTTTTCCATTTCGATTCTTTTGATAGCCATATCCTCCGTAGATGAATGAAATGCGTTTGTATTTGACGGTGGCACGAGATTAAATCCTGCCGTGACCTTTGGCAGCAGATCATCCGGAACTTGCAGGAGAACCACCCTGTAATTATCCAGTATGGCTTCAACTTTCTTTTTCGTCGCTTCTCTATCGATTTCGGGTAATTGAAATAGCATGGTTTATTCCTCCTTTATTTGCGCTTATAAGCGCCACCTTTGCCTCGTTTAAGAATCTGCTTGTTTTGCCCCATAATCTCTCGCCAAAAGCGCTCAGAGCGCTCCTGCGCTTTTTCAGGGCGTTTTCTTTTGGTAGGTTTCATGTATATTTCTCCTTTCGATAAGACCGCAGCTAGGACAAATAAAAAACGGACACCAAACAAACAGCGTAAAAGCTGTAAGTTCAGTGTCCGCAGGTATTCCATCTAGGACATTATTCTATTTCCGTCCGCCAGACGCCCGTCGCGCCTACAAATTTCAATTTGCAAGCATCGGCAAGATCACAATAACAAAGAACAGCACGGCAACCCCAAGTATCGGCAGCAGAGAAGATTGTTTCGGTACATAGGCAACGTTGCCCTTTATCGCCAGCCCTTCAGTGCGCTCTATGATTGATTTCACGTAATCCGGGTGAAGTTCGTACTTCTCGGCCAACTCGTCAATGGTCATCATGTTATCCCGCTGCGCCTTGATTGTATGGAGTAAAGAAGACTGTAAAAGTTCCATTATTCCGCCGCCTCCCTTGGTCTATAGATTAAAGACGGCTCAATTCTACCGGGTGCATAATCAATGTTATATTCCCCACAATAAGGACAGCATTCCGGCTCCTTTTCTCTTTCTAATAAAAGCAACTCGCCGCATTCCCGACATTTGAACTCATACATAACTAGATTTCTTCCCATCATTCCGCCGCCTCCTTATTGATCCGGTTACTCCTTCTATCTGCAAACATCATCATTTGATACTCCTGCAACTGCTTTTCAACAGTTTCCGCAGGCACTAAAGGAAAAGCAGTCTTTTCCCACAAAATAAAGTCGCACTGCTTATCATTTGCATCCGGAAAATACTTTCTCACTAAGTCGAGCCACGTCATTCCGCCGCCTCCAATAGACCGGGATTTTCATACTCGTTCCCGATAACCTTTAAATTCCCCAGAAATCCGCAAGGGACATTGTGCTTTCCTCCGAACGAGCAGATGATGCGCCTTTCTAGCGAATATTCCGGGCCGTCTCCACCAAAAGCCTGCACAAGGTTTCTCGTTTCATATTCGACCACATCCTCCGGATAGATCATTTTCTCTTCATCATCTTTCACGCCGGTTCCCCACATGAGCACCGCGTCTTTATCATCGCTTGATACAACACAGCCGCCGCTGAAAGCGTGCCATAAGAACCAACTTCCATCGTTTTCGATGGTCAGGCTTATCCCCTCATCATCCCAATAATGCATCTGTTCTCCGTCCCACACTCGATAGTGAAGATGTGTCATTTTTTAGCCTCCAATAACTCAGGATTTCGATACACGTCGCCGATGACTTCGATTTCCTCAATACGATACAGAAGTCCGCCCCCATCAACACGAAAGCTGCATGTTTCTTCATCGAATTCAACTTTACCGAGAACGATGTCATAGCCACCATGCCAATGTGAATCACGTATTCCTTTTACGACATCCCCCTCGTAAATCTCCCGGCCGTTTTTGTCCTTCAATCCGGTGTATTCTGTGACCGGTGCCTCTTCATCTGTGAAAACTCTCCAATCAGGCAAGAGGACCACCCCGCCGTATTGATTGACATACTCCGTCCGACTTGTGAAATATTCAACCCCTAAACCCTTTTTATGATCTTCTGACGCTACGAATCTATAATCGCTGTTCCCTTTCGGGTAAGAATTTTCGGAATAAATCATTTTGTTACACTGCTTTACAAATGCCCGATATTTTCGCTCTCTCATTCCGCCGCCTCCCTTGGTCTATAGATTAAAGACGGCTCAATTCTACCGGGTGCATAATCAATGTTATATTCCCCACAATAAGGACAGCATTCCGGCTCCTTTTCTCTTTCTAATAAAAGCAACTCGCCGCATTCCCGACATTTGAACTCATATATAACTAGATTTCTTCCCATCATTCCGCCGCCTCCTTGCTCATTTGTAGCATTTCCTGTGCTATTCGCGCCTTAGATTTCCGCTGATATTTCCGCAGCTTTTCCGGTAGATTCTGCGCCTTTTTATAAATCTCGTAATGGTACGGGCAAAGATCAGCCCCATTTATTAAAGTTCTGCATTTTGTGCATAAGGGTAAATCGCATGTGCTGTCATGCCCGTGTTCCACACTTTCTTTGAAAGACTGATAGTCTCTGAAAAAGATAGGATTTCTGTTATACTCTACAATGTAGTCGCACAGTCTATCAGCTTCCGCCGTCTTACATATGGCGCACGGGTTCAAAAAAACATTCGGGTCATTCATCCCTTCTCACCCCCCGTCTGTTCCCAATGGATGACAACATCGTTTGAATAAATCCGTAAGAAATCCCCTGAATCAAAGCGGACCTCAAAACCGCCATCGTTATGTAAAAAGGCATTCCGATTATCTACGATGTTTGTGACAGTCGCCATCTTTGTGAAGCCTGGCGGCTTATATTTTTGACCAAGCATATAAGTTTCAGAATTAAAGGTGATTGACTTCGCTTTAAACATTCCGTTCCTCCCCCGCAGGGGAAAGCCCCTGCAAATTAATTAAATTTGTGTGATGATTCAAGATTAATTCGGGAAAAAGCACCTTTAAACGTTTCGATGATCGTTCTGCCGTGTTCCGGGGCCTCTGCTTCATATGCCGTTCCGTTCAATCCATCTAAAACGATGACAGTGACCTTCCCGTCTTCAATTTTCCTTGATAATTCTTGATTGACGTCGATCTTTTTAGGACTGTTCACCAGCCGCACCCCCGTGTTAAAATAAAAGTGTTCAGGTTTTATTTCCGGGGCTTTTTATGCTCTGGTTTTTTTTATGCAAACACATCATCTGTTTGCCTGAGCATTGCTAGGTTATAAAGCTTTTTAATTTCCTCATCACTCTTCTGTTTAAGCGATTCCTTTCCGTACCTTTCAATCAAATTGATCCATTCGATTTTTTCCAAACGTTCTTGTTCTGTCATGCAGATTTCACCTCTTTAAAAGATTTTTCATCGCAGCATTTTTTAAATGCTTGGGACAAGATTCGAACCTGATAATGACTAAAAGCTGTTGTAAAGATGCTTTATCAAACGATAAGCTTGAACTGCCTTTTTTCTTTTTCTGACGCTTCTTCACCTAAAAGCCCCCCATTTCGCGGATGAATCATTTCCTTGTTCCCCTGATCGATCACAAGGAATAATACTTCTTCAATTTCTCTCTTAAAGGTTTTGGCCATTTTGATAATGGACTGGCCTTGATTCCACAAAGCTCTAAATTTTAGAATCTCTCGGCTATACCAAATGAAATTGTTTTCGATGAACGGGATATACACAGGGCTTTCACTAAAAAGTTTCCTCAAGCCGTTCTTTTTGACTTTCATCATCTGTGGACTAATCCATATTCTCGCGTTCGGGCCTATACCGTATGGCCTGCGGGGCAGAATTCTTCTCTTCGCAAAATCCACAATAATGATCATCACTTCGTCTGGCTTCCTTTTCAGTAGATCGGCGGCATCAAACAGCGACTTGCCGTCGTACCAGTAATCTATCAATTTACAAAGCTGGACGTATGACCATTCATAATTCAAGTTATCGAGTGCAATTTCTAATCGATCAGAGCGAACAGTCTTTTTCACGCCCAGCACTCCCGCACGGTCCCGGTGTGACGGTGAACAATGATTAGTCTTTGTTCATGCTGTAGATTCTTTGATATAAGCCAGTTCTCAGGGTTTAAACCGTTCTTTTTGATGATTTGCTTTTGCGCGCGCGTTGGTCTCTTACCATGTTTCATGCGTTATCCCTCCGTACATTTGACCAATAGGCCAGCAAGTTTTCGAGCTTCGTTTCTAGTTCCTTTAATCCTTGTTTGAGTTCCTCGGGTGTTTTATTGGTTTCCACATGCCCCCAGACACCCGGCATGATCGGTTTTAAGTTGGTGTCCTTCACTTGTTTTCACCTCCTAAAAGGTTAGAGCCGGAGCCGTCCGCCCCTTTTTCTCCGTTTGTTTTTCTAAAAATTTGATAGCCTCAAGGTGTGCTGTCAATCGGCTAACAGTCTTTTTGTCATATAGTTTTGTTAACGCTACGCCTGAAAGGTTCGTCGTGATGATTGTCACTTTTCCTTGACGTCCAGTAGAAACCCCATACCATACACGATGAATAAAATCATTTGCGGCTCTGTTTTCGTTGTCCGTGTCCCCTACTTCTGCGCCCAGGTCATCGATTACGAGATAATCAACCCTTGTCAGCAGCTCGATTGCAAAAGCCTCTGTCAACTTTTCGGAGTCATCTTTAAATGAGTTTTTAATTCGCCTCATGAGGGCATCACTGTTAACAAAGAGGGCTGACTTCGCGTACTCTTCGGAATCATTTTTGTTCAGTTCTTTAAGGGCGGCCATTGCAAGATGACTTTTTCCGGCGTTAGACTCTCCTGTCAAAAAGATGTTCATCACAGCGCCTGCCTTGATTCGGCTGACAAGCTCCACCATCCGGCGTTTATTCTGCTCGTCCTCTTGGTTGTAGCTGCGGAACGTTTCGAACGTTGCTTTTTTAAGGGTAGGATCAGCAATAAGTGAGTGTGTAGAAAGAACCCTTCTCTCTACCTGACGGCGCCATATCTCGGCTTCACGCTCGATTTCCTTGTTTCGCTGTTCTCGTTCGCACATGGGACATTTTATTGAGCCGTCTCGGAGTTTCATAAGTTGAACCGGATAAGGCTTTTCTTCTCCGCCGATGATCCTTGTATGCTTGTTGCAATAGACAGGCTTTCCGTTCTCATCAGTATGGAATGTCATCCTCCGTGATAACTCTGCCTTGACTCTTTCCGCCCGGTCTTTGGTGAATGTTTCTGTCATGAGGTCTACCTCCTTTTGGCTTTTGGTTAAGATAATTTTCAAATTTAGTGCCGAACAGCGTTTCAGGCCTTAGATACTTGTCCAGATCAGTACCGCGCCATTCTTCGCATTTGACTAGAATGACATGTTTGAAATCATCAAATCTAAAACCTTCGTTCCATCGCGCCTTTATTAAGGTCTTGGTTTTTGGTGTAGTATGACGGTACTTTGTTCCAGCGACTTTGTTTAAAAGGTCGATGATCAGTTTGTAAGGAATTTCATCTTTTTCAGAAGCTGCATCGTCGGGCTTGCCCGACAATATATTATTTTCTTTTTCTTTTTCTTTTTCTTTTTCTTTTTGGTCACTTGTCGTCGACGTATCGTTAACGTATCGTAAGAATAGTTGTTTTATAGATTCATTTGGAATGTGAGGATAAATCAATTGAATCAATGATCTGTCCTTGACTTGCCGCAGCTCCTTTTGAATGCAATCGAGCATCGGTTTACCCGCTTTTGTCAGGTTGTATTTACCCCATTTGATAATTGCAATTTCTCGTGTCGTAGGATTAAATTCCACCAGTTTATGATGTTTTAAAAATCTTTCCATAAGGCTGTTAATTGATTCAATGGAATACCCTAAATCAAAAGCCATTTGTTTTTTTGTAATTGAATAAATGCCTATTTGAGATGTATTAGGGTTTGTAAGTAGGTAAAGATAAAAGTACCTATCTTCCGGTGTCATCTCTTCAAGAACTTTTGGGTCTTGCCAAAACTCAGTATGAACGTGACGATACTTAGCCATGTTGTTTACCTCCAATTACACGCCCTTCCGACTTGGTCAAAGGCCAAACTGATTTTTTCCCGTTTACGATCACAGAGCCGAGAGCATTGTTTTTACATTCATCTTTAATGATCGCGCCTCCCTGCTGTTTTAGCTTGCCCAAAGCCTGATTGTGCGTTTGGACAGATTCACTGATGACGGCATGAATTTGATTATGTAGCCATACATAGCTGACTAAAAACATGCTTGCTCCTCCTTTTTGGTATAATGTCCCTGTATAAGACAGGAGGTGAAACTATGGCAGTTTATTCAATTGCATATGATCTTAATAAAATTGGTCAAAGCTATGACAAACTTCATAAAGAAATTAAAAAGTTGGGACCATATTTCCATGCAATGGAATCATATTGGTTTGTTGACACAAATTATTCAGCTGACACAATCTATGCCCTATTAAAAAGTGCATTAGACAGCAATGATTTAGTGTTTATTACCAAAGTGACAAATAGTTATTATGGATTACTCGATAAAGAGGCATGGGCTTGGTTAAAACCACGTCTCTAAAACTTCTTTTCTGGAGACACCGCTGGAGACATTCTAGTAATCCAAAAATCATGTTCATATGGCTTGCCTTCCAAAGTAGCGATTCCTATTTTGAAATAAAGCCATTCAGGGAATTTGGGTGCTGAATTTGATTCAGCAACTTGTTTTCCTAAATTAATAATTTCCAATTCAAGTTCTTTTATTTTCTTATCAACCTCTGTTGCCGCAGGGGTTGATTTATTTTGTTTGTCCATTTCACAAGCTCCTTTCTAATGGAATGCTGTTTATCTCTTGTTTAACAAGTCTTTTAGCATATTCGGCAATCACTTGTTCAGTTTTTGGCTTATATCTAAATTGATCTAAACAATGTAGTAAGTCTCCATATGTCTGACAAAATGATTTGAGTTGTCTAATGAGGTCTTTTGCTGTATTCTCCAAAGCTTCTTCATATTCAACAGATTTGATTTTTACTTTTTGCATTTCCAATCTAAAAGGCTTCATTTTCTTTCTCCTCCCATGTGTGTCTAGCTTTATCGGCTTCCTTTAATTATTGAAGCGACAGAATTAATGCAATAACAGATAAAATGACACAAACACTACTCACTATAATTCCAATTAAATGAAATCTTCTGCTATCCATATGATCACCCCGATCCTTTTCAACCTCTGTTGCCGCAGCGGTCGATTTATTTTCGTTTTGGATGCTCATTTGTTTCTCTCCTCTTTGGTATAATGTCCCTATCAAGATAGGGGGGGTGAAAATATGAATCTAGATGATAAAAATATTCATGATTTTGCTATTGCTGTTGTAAACTCAACCTCTGTAGAAGGAGACTCCCCAGAATCCATCGTACAGAAGAAATTAGAGTTATACGTTGAGGCGATACGTCAAGCAACTGCTTTAACAGTTAAAGTTGACAAAGCTGAAAACAAAAAATATGAGCAGTACTACGAATCTGGAAAATTTAGAATTTAATCTTCTCTTTCAAGGAGCGCAAGGACAATTCTCGCCACATAGTAGATTTGTTCTGTGCTCCATCCCTCTTTTTCTGCCCAGTCCAGAAACTTCGAACAACTACCTAATGAACGTTTCATGTGTCGGCTATGGATTAATTCTTGATTTTTTTTACTTTCGATGTATGCATCTTCTATGGATTTCTCAATTTGTTTTTCCATTTTATTACCTCCTTTTGATTTTTAGATATGCTTCTTCACAAATGCTTGATAAATCTTCATAAAACGTTCCGCCTCGCTTAAAGCAAGCCATTCTTTGGTTTTGATCTTCATTTTTCTCCCCTCCTGCTTTCAAGCTCATCAATATCCGTTTGTACGCGAAGAGCCTCTTCGAGAAGCCCGATTGCCTGCGAAAGTTTTCTTCCTGGGCTATTTTCTTCTTCGTTGTATACTAATAGTTGCAGATCAAGTACCAGATCGCCTTTAAGCGTGAATTGAAGGATTTTATTGTTTGACCAGAATTGTTCAAAAACTACGTTGCCTTCTTCATCTATCCCAGAAACAAAACCTATATCTTCAAGCTTTTCACCTTTTAAAAAGTCGCTTGGTGTAGTTTTATCTGTCACTATAGTTCTAATTGGTGATTCGTTTTGAAAAGCTTCTAAATAAAATTCCAATTCTTCGAGTAGTTTGTCTTGCTTTTCCAACAGCTGATCTATTTTTTTCATCTTTTATTCCTCCTACACAGATTGATTTCCGTTAAAAATCGGTCTCCATCCTTCAATGAAGCTCATCGCTTCTTCAAAGTCTTTTTGCAGGATGTTCGGATAGGCGTTGACTCTGTACGCATCTTTTAGGTTCTTCCATAATGCTGCATAAACTCTTCTCGTCGTTTCATAGAATGTTTTGTCGACCTTATTTTCATTCCAAAGCTTATGCACACGTTTGTTCACTGCGTTCCTCATAGCTTGCTGCTGTGAGTAATCGAGCGTTAACTTTTTATCCAGATCATGCCGAAGTTTCTTTATGTCTTCCTTCATCCCGTCAACATCTTCGTTTAATTGAATCGTTAATTTCATGTTGGCAAGTATGCTTTCTTTTGCGTTCATCGCTTTTGGCTGCTGCTGTTTCTGGATGTATTCTTTCATCCGCTTAAATTCTTGAATGAATTTGATTTTGGTTTGAACAGCTTCTTTCGTGTTGTAACCGAACACAACCAATGTAAATGCCTCTTCGGTTAGGTCGTATTTTTTCTGTGTGCGATTGAATTTGTCTTTGTATGAGGTGCGCTGAAAATTCAGCGCACTGAATTCTTCCCCTGCATAGTCCATTTGTTTTTCAATATCCGCTGTTACATTTTTATGCTCTTTCCCAAACATCTCCGCGATGGTCAGGCTGTCCGTTACTACTTCTTTTTCCTTAACAAAAACTAATTGATTTTCCATTGATGAAACCTCCAATTTTCACTTGTTGAAAATGTCAGCAAAGTGTTTTTCTAAGAAGTCAGCCATCTTCGTGGCTTGAAAACTCCATGTTTGCCCTTTGGATTTTGGATAAAAAACAAACCCGCCTTTCTCAGTATCAAGCACCCTGCGGAAGCGACTTGGATATAAGATATTCTCTTTTATCCACTCGCTCTTTTTTGCTGTCTTCTCTTCCAAGTCTTTCATGCTCCAGTAGACACCCTTTAATTCGTTTGCTTTTAATTCTTCCAGTTCTACTTTATGGACAAGAACCATATTTTCAGGAACCGGAATGCTCAAACTTACATTGAGTTGTTGCAAATTGTCACCTCCTAAATAACCTTCAGTTCCTTTTCAGGAACGCCAGGTTCAAAAAAATAGGCGATAGGAACGCCAAGATAAAAGTGCATTTTTTTTGCATCTTCTAATGAAAAGTCACCACCAAAACCATTTAACTTCTTGCTAATAGTATTCGGCTTCACTTCTAATAAATTAGCCACATCTTTATGCTTTATTTTATTTTCTACAAAGAAGGCTTTAATTTTATTATACGGTTGCCTCTTTCTTGTTTTCATTTCCTTCACCCCCGTCCGTTCCATTATAGGAACAAGTCAAATATAAAACACTTTAATTCCTGTGTCAACAAAAAAAGTTCCTTTGCAGGAATTATTTTGATCGTTTTGTTGCTTTTAAGGAACATATATTATAAAATATTCCCGTAAAAGGAATAAAAGATAGGAGAAGATGAACATGAGCACTTTTGGTGAAAGGTTGAAAAAATTGAGAGAAGATAAAGATTTAAGCATAGGTGATCTTATATCAGAATTAAACAAAAGATATGATACTAAAGTTAGCAAAAGTATGATTTCTAGATACGAAAATGGACAAACAGATCCTAAAATGGAGGTTGTACGAATAATCGCAGATTACTTTAAGGTCTCTCTTGATTATCTAATCGGCCTTAAAGAAGAGCCTTTTACAATTGCTGCTCACCATGATGGCGAAGACTGGACAGAAGAAGAACTTCAAACAATAGAAACATTTAAAGCCTATGTAAGATCAATTAGAAAAAAGGAGAAGTGATTAATGTACGAGGCTCTTTTAAATCAATGCACTAAAGAAAACATTTTAGTACAAGAAAGAGATATAGAAATAAAAGGGGGGATTAAGGGCCTCTATGCAGAAAATGTGATATGGATTAACAAAAGGATAAAAAGTATAGCTGAAAAAAGCTGTATCTTGGCTGAAGAACTAGGACACCACTATACCTCCTTCGGAGATATATTGGATCAAAAAGACATGTGGAAAAGAAAGCAAGAGGTGAAGGCTCGAGAATGGGCTTATGAACGGCTTGTTCCCTTAAATAAAATAGTACAAGCACAAAGAGAAGGAATAACTAACCGGTTTGAACTTGCTGAATATCTTGGGGTTACAGAAGATTTTCTGCAAAACGCTCTTGATCGTTATAAAGAGAAGTATGGAATTTACACCTTCGTTAATGGACACCGCTTATTTTTTGACCCCCTTCGTATTGGATAAGAGGAGAGAGGAATTAATGGCAAGTTTCCAAAAGAGAGGAAAGACATGGCAATATTGCGTGAGTGCAAAACCGAAACCAATCCGTAAAGGCGGATTTAAAACAAAAAAAGAAGCGATGATAGCAGCCGCCGAAGTTGAGGCAAAATTAAACAAAGGCGTCGCTCCCATAGAAAGGAAAAATATCCTATTCCATGAATACTTTAAAAGCTGGGTGGATGTTTATAAGGGTGATATTGAAGACATAACTCTTAAAAGTTACAACACTACGTATAAAACAATTGCGGAGAATTTCCCTGGAAAGTATATTCATGAAATAAGCAAACGTGAATATCAAAAATTTCTAAATGATTTTGGATCAAAACATGCTAAACAAACCGTTCGAAAGCTTAACACACATATAAGAGCCTGTGTACAAGAAGCGATTGAAGAGGGAATTATTCAAATTGACTTTACTAGAAGAGCTAAAATAGTCAGCAAAGTAGAATCAAAACGACCCGAAGAGAAACATCTAGATTATTCAGAGAGTCAATTGCTTCTAAATGAGCTCTATGTTCGAAAGGAGCGATCTATTGGGTATTACTTGCTTATCCTAGCTCTTACATCAGGAATGCGTTTTGCCGAATTGGTCGGTTTAACTAAAAACGATTTCGATTTTGGATCGAATGAAATCACAATCAACAAAACATGGGACTATAAAACGGGAAAAGGATTTACTTCTACAAAAAACGATCCTTCAAACAGAGTAATTAAAATGGATTCTAAAACAATGAGTCTGTTCGAAAGTTTGTTTGAAAGAATACCTGATAACGAGCATGGCCTTATTTTCATTAGTCCCAATAACCCAAGGAAAGTTCTTACAAACGAATTCGTTAACAGAATATTAAGAAAAACATTGAATGACTTAAAGATTGAACCTGTAACGATTCATGGTTTAAGGCACACTCATGCCAGCATACTTCTTTACAAAAAAATATCCATATATTATGTGTCGGAACGGTTAGGACATGCTACTATTGATACGACCCTTAAATATTATGCACATGTAGTGAAAGAACTTCGAGAAGAAGATACACAAAACACACTAAAATTGTTTGAACAAATGCCGTCTCTTGAAAAAGCGACCGCGTAAAAAAATGTGCAAAATTTGTGCAAAAAGAAATAAAATAATAACGTTTTTTATCGCTTTCTTAGGTTTCTGATAAGTCCGCTAAAATAAAGAAAAACCCTTATTCTACAAGGGTTTTCAACTCGTTTATAATTTATTAATCTAAACCTATCTAATGCTTATAACGCGCTCGGAGGGATTCGAACCCCCGGCAGACGTGGTACCGGAAACCACCGCTCTATCCAGCTGAGCTACGAGCGCACAATATGATTTTTTAACGTCAGCAATTCATATTATAAGGGCTGTTCTTTAAAAAGTCAATCACAATCTCCTGCTCGAAACAAAAAACCCGCATCATCATGATGCAGGTTTAGATAATACGGAAGCTATAATCTTTTGTTCGATTTCTTCATTTACTTCGTCCGTTGTTTTGACAAGGCAGATAATGCCGTCAATAAAAGGCCAAATGAATAATGTAATCCAGCCGAGAAGCAACATGGCTACAGCGTAGCCTTTTCTCTCGTCCAGATAAAATCTGTGAGCGGCAACGCCTCCGAGAAACCACCATAAAAGAAATACAATCAGCTTCGATTTCTTCTTATTTTGCAGCTCTGAAGCCACGACAAGCCTCTGCTGATCTGTCAGGTTACTCTTGTCCAAGTTCACATAACCCAT